ATGGAATACGAAAACATGATGATGGTTACAATGCATGGTAGAAACGGACAACAAATTGGGGGAGGATTTTCCAAGAACGTTTCGATGGGAATCCGTACAACAAAACAAGTCAAGAGAATTGGGTGTGCGACACTCAAGGATTTAATAGAAAGAAACAACCTACTTATTGAAGATTTTGATACGATTAGTGAGTTGACAACCTTTATCGGAAAAAGTACATCGTGGGAAGCAGATGATGGAGCTCATGATGATTTGGTGATGGGATGTGTCCTGTTTTCTTGGTTAGTGCAACAGAGGTACTTCAGAGAACTCACAGACCAAGATATACGAGAAAAAATGTTTGCGGAACAAATGAAAATGATTGAGGAAGAGTTGGTTCCATTTGGAATTATTAACGATGGTAATGATCCAGATGAATATCAAATTCCAGGCGATGATAATGTTTGGAAACCGGCCAGTGGTAAAAATCAGTATGAATATTTTTAGATATATTCTTTATTCTTCTTAGATTCGGATTCAAAACCAAAATCGTCTTCTTCTTTGATTATTTCAGTATTCAATAACAAAAGTAACGCATCGATTTCTTTTTCTAATTCTGGTCGGAGATTGCGGAGTCGAAAGAGATATTTAACACTTTCTTTCTCAATCATTTCTTTACTAACACGAACTGAACCATAACTTTTTTTATTTTGACTTTTGGTTTGGAGTTCAAGATGTTCTGGATTGACACAACCATTGTTTTCACAAGTTTGATGAACTACCATATTTTCAGCAATATTTCCTTTGTGTAACAGATATGAAAATCGATGTGCGGGCATAGATTTTCCATCAATCGAAAACATACCATATCCCTGTTTTTGTCTGGCTGCATTCCAAACGTGACAGTCATTGGTTTTATTAACTTTTATATTAAAACGATTTATTGCTTTTTGTGGAAACTTCATGTTTATCGTACACTAAATATTATTCATCAATTACTGTTATTTATAAATATTCCATAAGAACAAATGTAATGTTCTAAAGAAACTCATAAAATTTTATATGGAGAAGAAAGATGGCCTTTCAAGTAAGTCCAGGCGTTAATACCTCAGAAATTGATCTGACTAATGTAGTAGTCGGTGCAGGAACCTCCACTGGTGGGTTCGCCGGAAGATTCCGCTGGGGCCCAATCGAAGATATTCAACTGATTACGGACGAAGATAATCTGGTGGATACATTCCAAAAACCAGATGATAATAATTTTGAACATTTCTTCACTGCTGCAAACTTCCTTTCGTATTCAAATGCATTGAACGTTGTTCGTGCTGCAAATACTACAGTCGCAAATGCGGCTGCACCAAAGAATGCTTGTGCAAATACTGGAACATATGTTAATGTTCAGATTACAACATCCGAAAGTTACTACAACACTTATGATGATGAACAAGGTGGAACAGCATATAGTACTGCTGCAAACGGGCCGTTCGTTGCAAAGTGGGCAGGAGATTTAGGAAACACGTTCAAATACTCCATGTGTCCAGCAGATAGACCTTCTGCAACATTAACTGGAACAGTTGCATGGACTGAAACCAGTTCTGGTTCAAACCCTGGCAGGATTACAGGAGTAAATTCTTTATTTGGTATAGAACTTAGAGTTGGAGATGCTATTCAGATTACAGGAGAAACAGGTTTACATATTGTAACAACGGTTACTTCTAATACTATTGCTGTTGCACATTCAACGAGTGCAACTGACTCGGCTGCAGTAACCGCAACCACAGGAGTCCGCCAAAAGAGGTCGGCATTTCACACTATCGCTTCAAATCTGAAAGGAACTGTTGCGGTAACTGCTGATAGTGCTACTGTAACTGGAACAGGAACACTATTCGACTCTCAATTTATAGTTGGGGATAAAATTACTATTAATGGTGAAACCAGAAAAGTAAAAACTCTTACATCAAATACTGTAATAGTAACTGATACTAAGTTCCTTAATGCTGCATCTGCTCAAACTTATACAAGAGATTGGGAATATGCGAGCGCCTTTCCAGAGGGCCCACCCACAACTTCAACACACGCAGCAGACAAAAATATGGCATTAGATGAAATCCATATTGCAGTTGTTGATGAAGATGGGGAATGGACAGGATCACCCGATGAAGTTGTAGAAGCACACGCAAATCTTTCAGTTGCAAAAGGTGCAAGAGATGGTCAAGGTGAAGATACTTACTACAAAAATTGGATCAACAAGTATTCCAAATTTTTGTGGTGGTTACAGCGTCCAATTGTTGACGGTGAATCATCAAGTGGAGATTATACAACTCCTGCTGCTACTGGATCTAAGACGCTTCGTGCATGGGGTGCAACCGCTGATGCAAGTGGAACACAACAAGCAGATGAATTTTATATGCCTGGTAAACCTCAAACTATAAGTTTGGGAGGTGGAACTGCTGGGTCTGCACCAAGTGATGCAGATGTTATTCGTGCATACGATTTAATGAAATCAGCGGAAGATGCTGATGTTTCTCTTTTGATGGTAGGTTCACATGGTTCAACAGTTGCCCGTCATTGTATTGGACAAATTGCAGAATCACGTAAAGATTGTATTGCATTCTTTTCACCAGAAAAATCAGATGTTGTAGGAACCACAAGTTCTTCAGCTTCGACTACTGCGGTAACTGGATATCGTGATACTGTTAATCAAAACTCTTCTTACGCAGTTATGGACTCTGGTTGGAAACAAATGTTCGACAAACATAACGACAAAATGCGTTATGTTCCTCTGAACGGAGATGTTGCTGGACTTTGTGCAAGAACTGATGCAGAACGAGATCCTTTCTTTTCTCCTGGCGGATTTAATAGAGGTCAGATTAAAGGTGTTGTAAAACTTCCTTTCAATCCAAAGAAAGCGGAACGTGATAAATTGTATCAATCACAAGTCAATCCAATTGTTTCTTTCCCAGGCGAAGGTACACTTCTGTTTGGTGACAAAACACAGTTGGTGAAACCATCTGCATTTGATAGAATCAATGTACGAAGGTTGTTCATCCTTCTGGAAAAAGCGATTGCAAATGCAGCTCGATTCCAGTTATTTGAATTCAACGATGAGTTCACACGTTCACAATTCGTTTCGATGGTTGAACCTTTCTTGCGTGATATTCAAGGAAGAGGTGGAATTCAAGATTTTGCAGTTGTTTGTGACGCTTCAAATAATACACCACAAGTTGTAGATTCTAATTCGTTTAGAGGTGACATTTTTGTCAAACCTTCACGTGCTATCAACTTTATCCAACTCAACTTTGTTGCAGTTAGAAGTGGTGTGGAATTTTCTGAAATCGTTGGTGCTGTTTAATATTTTGGACATAAATAATTAAAACAAGTTTATTGGAGAAAATAAAAAAATGGCACAACAAACAACAGGACTAACATCCTTTACATCGGCGCTTCAGTATGGGGGCGCCCGTCCAAGTTTATTTGAATTTAAGATAAGTGCGCCTCCAACTGGTGTTAATGCTACTCTTTCGGATGTACACTTGTATTGCAATGTCACTGAAATTCCACCATTGACGCTTACTCCCATAGAAAGACAATATTTTGGTAGGACTGTAAAAATTCCTGGCGATTTAGTATTTGCTGATTTATCCACAACCATTATTAATACTGAAAAATATAATGTTAGAAATGAAATTGAAAAATGGATGGAATTTATTAATAATACTACTTCTAATAAAAGTAAAGCGTCAGCGGATTTTGGAACTGGAACGGCACAATTAATTCATTATCAAAAAGATGGTTCAAAAACTATGACCTATCAATTTGAAGAAATTTGGCCAACAGCGATTTCTGAAATTGCACTAAGTTATGATACTGCAAGTGATATAGAACAATTTGATGTTACTTGGGCATACAATTACTATACGTTTACTGGTGGAACCGTAAATACAACGTTTTCAACACAAGGATAGGATATAAAACAATGGCATTCGCAGTTTCAACTTTCAAATCTAGTTTAGCGAAACAAAGTGGTGGCGCTCGTCCCGCTTTGTATCAAATAGATATAAATGGTAAAGCTTCAACAACATCATTCTCTAATGAGGAGAATATTCTCGTTAAAGCCGCATCAATTCCTCCTGCAAATATTGCACCTCTTGCAGTAAATTATGCAGGAAGAGCATATAAATGGAACGGATTTAGAACATACGATAACTGGACAGTTACAGTTATCAACGATGAAGATTTTAGTATCAGAAATAAAATGATGCAATGGATGAGGCTTGTGTC